CATCGACGTGCGTCTGGAGTCCTCTTTTTCCGACCGCATCACCTACCCTGCCGGGCAGGAGGTACAGTTCTCCTACACGCCCTACGGTGCTGTAAGCAAGACCGTGCATTTCAAGCTGGACGGACAGGAACTGGAAAGCGTCACGGTCAACACCTCCGGCATCCTCCAGTCCTACCAGCTTCCTGCTCAGGATCATGGCGCACATCTGCTGGAGTGCTGGATCACTGCCGTTGTCAATACGGTGGAAGTGGAAACCCTCCACATCTTCAAGGACATCATCTGGTGGGATGAAGACAGCACCGTCCCGGTCATAGGCTGTATCTACCGCAGCGACTGCTACGGCAAGGTCCCTGCCAAGCAGTACAACACCACGCCCATCCCCCTGTACGTCTTCGACCCTTCCACGTCCTCCCCGGTAATCACCAAGGAAGTGAATGGTTCGCTGATCTCCCGTGAGACCCTGACCACCTCCGGCAACGTCTGGCCCTTCAAGACCAGCGACACCGGAGAACACACCCTTGTGGTCAGCTGCGGCGAGACCTCTGTTACCATCGTGATGGACGTGCATCCCCTCGGCATTGAGATCAGCCCTATCACCGCCAATCTGGCCTTCGACTTCAACCCCACGACCCTGAGCAACACCTCAGCAGACCGCCTCTGGCGCGACCCTGACACTGGCGTTGCGATGGAAGTCTCGGACAATTTCGACTGGATCAACGGCGGTTATCAGCTGGATGGTGACGGAAACCAGTATTTCTGCATTAAGGCTGGTACTCGAGCGACCATCGACTACAAGCTTTTTGCTCGTGACGCCTCCGTATACGGCAGTGAGTTCAAGATTATCTTCCGAACGACCAACGTCCGCAAGGCGGATGCGACGTTCCTCTCCTGTCTCTCTGGAGAGATCCCCGTTGGCTTGCGGATGGATGCCCATGCAGCATACCTAATGACCAGCGCTACCGGCAGTTCCCCCCTGTACATGCCCTATGCAGAAAATGATGTAATGGAGTTCGAGCTGAACATCGATCCGCTTGATCAGGAAGATATGGAGGCCACTTCAGTTATCCTCTCCTACGAGGATGGCGTCGGCTATCGTCCGCTGATCTATGATAGCGGACATCGACTGTATCAGTATTCCACGGATGCAGTGCCCATCGTCATCGGTTCTGACGACTGCGACGTGCATGTCTACCGAATGAAGGCGTATACCTCCAGTCTGGATGACAACGGTATCCTTGCCAACTTCATTGCAGATGCTCGCGACGCTGACACCATGATTGCCCGTTACAACCGTAACCAGCTGGTGAACGAGAATAACGAGCTGACCCCGGAGAGCGTAGCCACCAGCTGCCCCGGTCTGAAGATCATCAAGATTGACGCGCCCTACTTCACGGCCGACAAGAACGAACTCATCAAAAACACCGCTCTGGAAGTGATCCACAAAGGTGGCGACGCCAAGTTGGACAATTTCCAGGTGATCAATGCGTATCACAGCGGTCAGGGCACGACCTCCAATGAGTACGGCTTCGCAGCCCGTAATCTCAACGTGTACTTCTGCTGTGATGGCGTATGGACACACAAGAAGATCACACACGACCCGGATTACATCTCCCAGTTGACCTGGGGCAACGGCGTCAAGGTCACTGACGGCACAGGTAAGATCACCCTGACCCGCACTTCCGTCCCCAATGCGTTGTTCAATCTCAAGGTCAACGTGGCATCCAGCGAACACGCAAATAACGCCTTGCTCGCCGCTCGATATGACAGGTATCTGCCGTACACCCCGGTCTGCAGACGGCGTGACTCCAATGCTAAGACCACGATGGAGTTCGTCAACTGTGTCATCTTCATCCGCGAGAGTGACCCGGATCTCACCAAGCACAGGGAGTTCCAGGACACCGGCTGGCACTTCTACTCCCTTGGCTGCATGGGTGATTCCAAGGACACGGATCAGACCCGCGCATCCGACCCGGACGATCACCGCGAGTTCTGTGTGGAGATCGCGGATAACACGCATCCCAACTCGATCTTCCCCAGCGGTGTAACAGATGAGAGTGGAAAGCAGATCTATCCCATCTCCGAAAGTCAGTGGAAAGCCGGGAATCCTGCCTACAATACTCTCCACAATGCCTGGGATGATACCTTCGAGTTCCGATATCTGCACCCCGAGGTGACAGATGAAGAAGAAACCGCAAACATCGAGACTTTTAACCGCTTCTACAAGTGGATCATTACAGCCTCTGATGCTGACTTTGTGGCCCATCTGCACGACTGGTGCGTACCTGGTGCATTCGAGTATTTCTACCTGTTCACCGAGCGCTACACCATGACCGACAACCGTGCCAAGAACACCTTCTGGCACTGGGGCCGGTACTACATCAGCAGTACTCAAGCGCAGGCAATGGGAGAAAAGGCCAAGTGGTTCGTCGTGGACGACGCAGCAGCTGCCATCAACGGCGGCTACCGCATGGAGCCCTGGGACTACGATAACGACACCGCCCTGGGCATCAACAACTCCGGCGAGATGACCATGCCCTACGGCAAAGAGGATACCGACTACCGTACAGATGGCGACCCCAACTCTGGCTACATCTACAACGGTGCGGAGAGCGTCTTCTTCTGCCGCATCCGTGACCTGATGTACCCTCAGCTGCAGCTGATGTACAACGACCGAGAAAGCGCTGGTGCATGGGACGCTGAGGGGTTGATCACCGAGTTCGATGCATGGCAGGACATGTGGCCTGAAGAACTGTGGCGGATGCATATTGAGCGTGTTTATCATCGCACCTATGAAGCTGGAGTCAAGCGCTTCCTGGAGACGATGCTCAACGGCCGCAAGAAGTACCATCGCCGCCAGTGGGAGCGTGATCAGGCTGCTTACATGGGCACAAAGTACGTCTCCACCTCCGCGAAGGAGAATCAGATCATGTTCCGCTGCAACACGCCCCAGAGCGCTGTTGTAGCCCCCAACTATGACCTGAAGATCATCCCGTACAGCGATATGTACCTCTCCGTCCTCTACGGCAATGCTTCCGCGCCCATCCAGATCCGCGCCAAGGCTGGTCAGGAGTACGAGATCAAGAATCCTCTGAACGGTGCAATGGACGATACGGCGGTGCTGATCTACTGCGCCAGCCGCATCCAAGCGCTCAACGACCTGTCCGGTGCATACATCCACGACAACGACTTTTCCAAGGCAGAGAAGCTGCAGACACTGGTGATCGGCAACGCGACCACCGGTTATTCCAACCTGTTCCTAACGGCGCTGAATCTTGGCAACAATCCCCTTTTGGAGATGCTGGACGTGCGCGGATGTCCGAACCTGACCGGCTCCCTTAACCTGACAGAATGCGGCAACCTGACCACCCTCTACGCCCAGGGCACCGCCGTTCGCGGTGTGACCTTCGCCACCTCAGGCGCCATCGCAACGGCCATTCTGCCCGGGACGGTCAACACGCTGGTGATGCGTAACCTCCACTACCTGACTGGCCTGCAGATGAGCTACGAGAGCCTCGAATCCTTGACAGAGGAGCACTCCGTGGTGGATGAGCTGGCCATCGTGACGGACGCCATCGACACGCTGCAGATCGTCCGGCTGTCCGGTATTGACTGGCGGCTGACGAATACCACGCTGCTCAATGCGCTGCTGATGAAGAATAGCACCACCCTCTCCGGGCGGGTGCATATTGCCGGTGTGGTGAAGTCCCAGGAGCTCATCGACTACATGGGGGCATGGCCCGATCTGACCGTCAGCTATGACACGCTTCTGCCCCAGAACCCTGTCACCTTCCTGAACTGGGACGGCACGGTGCTGGATGTGCAGTATGTGGTCGTCGGCGAGGGTGCTGTCGATCCCGTCACCCGCGAGAAGAACCCCATCCCCACGCCGACCCGACCGACCACGGAGTCCACTGTGTACACCTACTCCGGCTGGGACACGGACTTCTCCCGCGTCGTGACCTCTATGACCGTCAAAGCTCTGTATTCGGAGACTACCCGTGAGTACACCGTGGAGTGGTACAACGGCAGCACCCAGCTCAAGAGCGTGACCGTTCCCTATGGTAGCTCCGTCAGCTACGACGGCGATGAGCCTACGGACACCAGCCTCGATCAGTATCAGATCTACCGCATCTTCGACGGTTGGGATAAGTGCACCACCTTCGTCCGGGAACACATGAAGGTCAACGCCTGCTTTGTTGAAGGTGCACCGCCCCGTGTAGCTGACGGCAAGGAGCTGGCGGACATGAGTCCTGTTGAGCTGTACGCCTGCGCCCGCAGCGGTGTACTGGCCTCCAACGGCGGCATGAATGCCGACCCCAGCAGCACCGATTACTACGGCCTGATCACCAGTGGTGATGAGTTCGACATCACGATGGGCCATGACGTGGAGTATGACAATGTCGAAAGCGTGGAGATCGTGCCCATCGGTCAGCCTCTCGTATTCGATGGCAGCAGCTACCATGACACCGGCATCAAGCTTTTCGAGGAAGACCGCAGCTGGACCCTGGCGGTGGACTACCGCATCGAGGATACCGCTGCAGCTGAAAGTGTGATGATGTCCTGTGCCCTTGGTACAAACGGTGTCCGGCTCACCTACATATACTCTGCCGGCTGCATTCAGTACGGTGGCGCATACGCGGGCAACTACATCAGCGTTGGCGGCTCTCGGGAGATCGTCATCCTTCGGCATGTCAAGGGCGATCCGAATCTCTACATCTACTCCGGCATCCGTACCGATTACTCTGCAAAAGACACCAACACCGTGACGAAGCAGACGATCCAGCGCACAGCAGGCATCAGCCACAGCGCAACGCTGTCCTTCGGATGCCAGTACGAAGCCCCAGACAACTATGCTACCGCACACTCCATTGGCACAATCTACTGGAGCAAGCTCTGGTACGAAGACCTTGGAGACGACATGTGCATGCAGCTTGCCCAGTGGCCTCGTGAGACCATCACCCTCCAGGCAGCCGGACTTGACGCATACAACTTCCGCCTGCATCAGCTTGCGGACGGCAGTGGTCACTTCTGCGCCTGCGCTTTCCTGATGAAGAACCTGCTGGAGCCTCGCCATGAGATGAACCCTGGCAAGGTAAACAGCGGCGGCTGGCCTGCAACCACCATGCGAACCTGGCTGAACGACCGCGTGTTTAAGGCTCTCCCCGGATTGTGGCAGCACATCATCCAGGCTGTCAACATCATGTCCACGGCAGGCGATAAGTCCACTGACATCGTCACCAGCACGGACAAGCTGTGGCTGCCCTCCGCAAAGGAGGTCGGCGGCTATGTTTACTCCCCAGGATTCTCCAGCGAGGCGAATGGCGTCATCAACCTGTACACCAACGACCCCAGCCGCGTGAAGTACATCCGCAACGGCGAGGGCGGCGTCATCGGCGACTGGGTCACCCGTTCCCCGAACCTTGATGATTCCATCGGTTTCGTCAACATCACCCAAAGCGGCGGTGTGATCTACAACATGTACGCGCCGTCCAACATCTGCGTCTGCTTCGGCTTCTGCATTTAAGGAGGTGTGCAAATGTACTACAAGATCATCAAGGATGGCGTTGTGATCGACGCCGTGATGGGCAGCCCTTGGGTATGCAAGGGCAAGCATGGCCGTCCGGTACGCTGCGATCCGCGCCACGCCACGGGGGTGCTGTCTTCGGACAGCACCCTCATTTACCACATCGACGGTGCAGCTCCCCTTGGTGACCACCCTGACGTCATCATCACCGACATCTCGCAGGAGGAGTACGAGCGCCTCCTGCCGCAGTTGGAGCTGAACGAAACCATCCCGGACATGCCTGATGCACCAGAGGTTGAACCCGAGAGTCCAACTTCCCATGCAGAAGAAACATCTGTCATGTCCCCCTCTCAGATGCGACAACACATCCTTAAACAGGATCGGCAAATCGCAGATCTCACCCAGACTGTCTCGAAACTACTGAAATCTATGAAGGAGGTAGACGAAAATGCTGAGAATTCTTGATCACCACGGCTTTGCCGTATCGAATCTGAAGGTGGATTACCCCAAGCCTTACCAGATCATCGCGGATGAAGAATCAGAGATCAAGGCACTCACTACGCCTATCGTACAAGGCGAAATTAGCGTTATCCCTGAAGCAGGCAGCACCGCTCGTGTTGCCGGTTCTACACTGATCTATGAGTATTCCCCGTCTGGCAAATGGGTGAAGGTGGGGTGATCGTGTGAACATTGGAAATCTGATCAGCATGATTAAGCGTTATGGCTCCAGCGGCGCCTCCGAGGTCGTCATCCTGCCGGAGACGGAGCTGATGGGCGAAGCTGTGGATGCATTTGGACAGTATGCACTGGCTACGCCATTGGAAAATTATCCTGCTGCTGGCAGCACTTGCAAACTGATGTGGGGCGGCGAGAAGTTCAGCGGAAAAGTTGTGGACGCGACCGACACGCTGGGTGAAGGAAGATTTGCCTGCTATGCGATGGGCAATCTGGCTATCATGACGGGCGGCGTAGTGCCTGATGGTATTCCGAATCCCGACCCGACTGCCCCATACTTCCTTGCGATGTTCCCCGATGGTTTTGCCATCGAAGAAGGTTTGACGAAGCAGTACGTTATTATGTACTCTCAGGGCATCACCCCCGACCCGCCTGTCCTCTCCATCGTGCAGGTCGGCGCGGCGAGTGGCGGCGGTTCGGCAAGCGCGGGCGGCGGCGTTGTGAAGATTTTGCACGCCAGCACTGATTTTGACCCCAACGCGCAGACCTTTAGCAACTCACAGGCTGTTGAAACTTACGCAGACATGCGGAGTGTTTATGATAACGATGGTCTGCTTTGGTGTCGCCTCAAAATGAATTTTGTAGTTGACGGTGCTGTACAGTTTTCCGCTTCTGTCGAATGCCCTTGCGCTGGGTGTGATGATGAGGTTATCTCTTTCACTCCTTTGGGGACCATGGCAAGTATGGGTATACTGGCAAGCCTGAAGAATGACGATACCTTTACTGTCGAAATCGACTAACCCCACCCCGCCCCTGCAAAAAGCCGGAGGGGCAATCCTCCGGCTGGGTGGGGGGCCAAACACAGAAAGGAGCAAAGCATGGTCCCCGACGGAATCATCCTCCTTGGTGTGGCCATTGTGGCTGCACCTTTTGTATTTCGTGCCTTCCTCATGCTGTGCATTTGGTGGACACACAAATACGGTCCTTGAGAAAGCTGGTGTTTTCTATGGACGATATACCCTACACGTTCTGCATCGTTTGCGGAGACCCCATCCCTGAAGGCCACACAATCTGTCCTCTCTGCGAGTATGAAGCCGAGCTACAGGCAGAGCGTGAAAAGACTGAAAGGGAGAAAGGAGAAGAGAAAGAATGTACGACCGACAACGAGTAATCGACATCGCTCTCGCTGAGGTAGGCTACCTGGAGAAGGAAACGGTCGATCAGCTCGACGATAAGACTGCGAACGCCGGTGATGCGAACCGCACCAAGTACGCCCGTGACCTGGATGCGGTGAAATTCTACAACGGCAAGAAGCAAGGTGTCGCTTGGTGCGACACCTTCGTAGACTGGTCCTTCTACACGGCCTACGGTCTGGAAGCAGCACTCAAGCTGACCTGTCAGGCTCTCGGCTCCGCAGGCGCTGGCTGCCGCTACAGCCGTGCCTACTACAAGAAGAAAGGTCAGCTCTTCGACACGCCTGAACCCGGCGATCAGGTCTTCTTCTGGCCCAAAGATCGCTCTGATCCCAATAAGGTCCAGCACACCGGCCTCGTGTACGCCGTGGATGACACCTATGTCTACACCGTCGAAGGCAACACCTCCGGCGCCAATGGCGTCGTGTGGAATGGAGGCGGCGTGTGCAAGAAGAAGTACAAGCTCAACTACAACCGTCTGGCTGGCTTTGGTCGTCCCGACTGGAACATGGACGGTGTGGTCGAAGGCTCTGCCAGCTCCAGCGCCTCCTCCAGCACCGCCAAGGTGTACAAGCTGGGTGACCGGACCCTCCAGAACGGTTCCAAAGGTGATGACGTGAAGGAGCTGCAGGAGGCTCTGAATAAGCTCTCCTGCCTCGTCACCAAGCTCGAGGTCGATGGCGACTTCGGAACCAAGACCGCCAGAGCCGTCTACACCTTCCAGTCCGTCTACGGAATCAAGGTGGACAGCAAGTACGGTCCTGAATCTCATAAGACCCTGATGGCTGCGCTGGAGGAGCTGGAGAATCAGCCTGAAGATCCTACGCCCACCAAGCCCGAGGAAGCCCCCTCTGAGCCTGCGCAGCCCAGCACCAAGAAGATCGTCACCATCGTGTCGCAGAGGCTCGTAAACCTCCGTAACGGCGACTCCCTGAACGCTGGGCGCGTCACTCAGGTCAAGGGCGGTACGAAGCTGGAGTATGTCACCACGATCAATGGTTGGCATGCCGTCCGGTGGCAGAACCGCATCGTATGGGTATCCGGCGACTTCTCCAAGGTGTCCGAAGCCTGATAAATAGGAGTAGAAGGAGAGATACCCATGCAGATCGACCTCAAATCAGCCTTTGATTGGCTGCTGGATCATTGGGCGACCATTGCAGTCGTACTCGGCTGCTTGTTTGAGATAACACCCGTCAAGATCAACCCCGTCAGCGCTGTGCTGAAATGGCTTGGGAAAGCCATCAATGGCGAAGTCCTCCAGCGCATGGCCGGAGTCGAAAAAAGACTCGACGAACAGCGGAAGTCCATCGACTACAACGAAATGGACAGGATCCGCTGGGAGATATTCGATTTCGCCAATGAGTGCCGGAACCACGTCCGCCACACGAAGGATGAGTTTCAGCACATCATCGACCTGAACAGTAAGTACCACGCTCTGCTTGAGAAGTACGGGGAGGAGAACGGCGTCTTCGACGCTGAGTATCAGTACATCTTGGAGCTGTACAAGAAATGCCAGCATGAAAACGACTTCCTGTAAGAAGAAAGGAGAAGCCCATATGAAGAAGATTTTTGCCCTGCTGCTCGCCATCGGCATGGTTGCCGTGATGATCCTCGTGCCTGCTCAGGTGGCATTTGGTGAAGCCGTTGATGTTCCCGTCACGGATGTCGGCAACATCACTACCGAACCCTTCACCTGGAGCTACCTGGCCACTGTCGGCGGTGCCGCAGTGTTCACCCTGTTTGTGGTCCAGTTTGCCAAGGCTCCCCTCGATAAGGTATGGAAGATCCCGACCCGGTTTCTCGTCTACGTCATCGCTCTGGTCACCATGCTCGCTGCAACCGCCCTGACGACCGGCCTGAATATTGATACTGTGCTGCTGTCGGCCGTCAATGCGCTGCTCGCTGCGACCTCGGCGTATGGCATGTACGAAGTCACCTTTGCCAAGCTCAGCAAGTAAATAGTAAGCCCCTGCTTCCGCATCTCCCCTGCGGCGGCAGGGGCTTTTTTTGTTTGGAGCAGAAGCCCTTACAAGTTCGGATTCCGTCATTTCGGACGCGCGGAAAATTTTTTTCAAAAAAATCCGTAAAACCCCTTTACAAATG